ACTTGCTGATGCAAGTGTGGGCAAGAATCGCCGCCCGGCATGCCCAACGGAAAAGATTGTCAGCCTCTACCATGAGGCGCTTCCGATGTGCCCTAGGTGCGAGATCCTCACCATCACCCGCAAGGCACACATATCGGCCCGTTGGGGGCAAGTCCTGACCGAGAACGACTGGACGCCGGAGCAGGGGATTGAGTGGTTCGCAAAGTTCTTCGCGCAGATGGCGCGTTCGAGATTCCTGACTGGCCGCGTCAACGGCAGGGATGGGAAGCCGCCCTTCAAGGCGACGTTGGATTTCCTCATGCGCCCGGAATCCTTCGCTAAAGCGGTCGAGGGCTTTTACAGAGACAAGGAGGCAGCATGAAACAGCAGAGCGCCTATGAGCGCATGAACGACCAGCGCGTTGCAGACGACGCGACAACGCCAGATGACCTAGCCTGCCGGGCTCAGGGATGCCCGAACCGCTGGACGGTGGACAGCGCTGACCGGGGGATTCACAAGCTTTGCTCGGCGCATGCGTGGTCTGAGCCGAATCTCTGGCCGCAGATCACCGCAGAGCAGAACGAGGCGGTATTCGCCAGAATGAACGAGCCGGTGATCGAATCGCCGCACTATTCGGACGAGGCAAAGCGGATGATTCTGGCCAAGCTGCGCGCGTTGGTGGCGAAATGATGGGCTGTATGGGGGGCTGGTGCCAAAAGCGCGACCGATGCGCCTGGTACGAGCCGGTCGAGGGCGCTGTCATCGTGGAGCGCCTATGCGAGAGTTTCAAATACGACTGTTTCCTGCAAATCGGAGGCGATTATGTGGACTCAAGAGCCGGACGAGGAACGTTGCCAGAACTGCGACCACAGATGCCGGCAGGGAAGGGGTTGCCCAATGCGCAAGGCCGATGAGTATAAGGGCCTGGTCGGCATGGTCAACGGAGTCATCGTGAGCCTGGTGCTGTGGGCATTGATCCTGATGGCGATCTATGGATCTCTGCGGTGAAATACCGGAACAAGCCGACCATTGCGCTCGGCCTGAAGTTCGCCAGTAGCCGGGAAGCTGACCGCTACCTCGAATTGAAGCTCCTGGAGCGCGCGGGGCACATTTCCGATGTCCGGCTACAACCCGCGTTCGTTCTCGCCCCAGCGGCCCGTTTAGGCCCATCCAAGAGGCTAAAACCGGCCCTCCGGTATGTCGCCGACTTCAGCTACAGCGAAAAGGGCAGTCCAGAGACCATCGTGGAGGATGTAAAGGGGGTCGAAACCGCTGTTTTCCGCATTAAGCGGCATCTGATGATGACGGTGCATGGGATCGACTTGAGAATCGTCAAGTGACTGCGTGTAGAATCGTGATTCATTTGCCGGGGGATTGACATGGCTGGAAAGAACTCAGGTCGCACGGGCACCGTCGAATGTCGCGCATCCCAGCGCCTGCCTGGCGGCATTGTCGCTGAAGGGGCGAAGTCCGGCGCAATCCAGAAGGGCGGCGGCGGCACGAAGAACGAGGACGAGAAGTCCAGCCGCGCCCAGCCTGACCAGTCCCTGCCCGCTGGATTCAACGCCGGGGGCAATGGCGACTTCCCCCACGGCCCCCTGACGACCCGGAACTACCACGGCGTGGCCCCTCCGACGCACCAGCACATTGGCGGTAGGTACACCGATGGCGGTCTGAGTGAAGGCAAATCCACCGGCGCAACCCGCGGTGCTGATGCGTACCAAGGCCCACGTGGCGGGGAGAGCAAATAATGCCGCGCGACATCAAGGGCCGTCCTGTCAGGCCGGACGACCGCAAATCAGGCACCAAGCCCAAGGATGACGACAAGGCCGAGCCCGACAAGAAGGCCAAATCCCGCGTTGGCGAGAAAGAGGGCACCAAGTCCGGCGCGAAGGTGATGGACGACACCGGGCCTGGTAGCCCGAAAGAGGTATCCGGTGACCCCGAGAACAATCCTGATGCTCGCAAGAACGCCGAGGCGTTTGATAAGCATGAAGAACGTCTTCAGGAGCATCACGACCGGCTCGAGACGATTGAAAAGGTCTTGGGAAAGCACCACTGGGCAGACAATTTCCATCGCCAAGACCAGTCGCTCGAGGGCGGAAAAGCCACGGGTGGCCATGTGACCGAGAAAAAGGGAGCGCAATACGGCCGGAAACGGCACTGATCCAACCTGGGGCGGCAGGATCCCGCCAGACGCGAGAAAGACGCGGGAGATAGAATGTCAAGCATCCTGAACACAGGAAGCCACTCGGCGAGCCTGAACCACGCCAGCAACACCGACGTGCCGGCATCCATGAAGATCCGCCCGTTGCGCGATCAGGTCATTGTGGAGCCGCTCAATGTCGTCCTGAGCAGCGTCATCATCGTCCACGAGACGACAAAGCCCGTCAGAGGGATAGTCAAAGCGGTCGGCCCGGGTCACTACCCGATGAAGTATGACCACCCCGACAAGGCCAAGCGCACGAAGATGTGGAAGTCCGACGTATTCCAGCCCACGACGGTAAAGGTTGGCAACGTCGTTGAACTAGGCGGCATCGAATTCCAAGGCTACGCATTCCCCACAGTGTATTGGGGTGGGAAGCTCCATCTGATCGTCCGCGAGGAGGACATCAGCGGCGTGGTCGATGGCCTGGCCGAGGCTGATGCGCGCAAGCAGTCCCGGGAGTTGACCGTATGAGGATCAAGCCCACACTTATGGTCAACCTGCACACCGAAGAGGGTCGCGGCATGTTCCAGCTGGATCTCGGCGCATTTTCTGCCGACGAGCTCCGTTTCATGGTCGGCGTCTTCGATGACAGCAACAAGGAGCCCGTCCTGTTCGATGTGCAGCCCACGGGGGAGGGGAGGTACACGATGACCTTCACTATCGGCGCTAAGGCCATCTTGGAGGCATTGTGATGGGACGCCCCAAAGGATCGCGTAACAAGCGCCCGGAAGTTGTCGCACTTGGGATTGATGCGTCGTTTCACAAAGAGCTGGTCGGCGTCCCTGCAAAGGCCGCACTCGACCGAATGGCCAAAGACGCTGCCGATATGGGCCTTGACTACGAGCCGCCCGAGCCAGCCCTTGACATCCCCCCCGACTGGCAGATGGGTGCCCTCCTGAACGTGCGCAACACAGGAGCAGACTACTGCGTCACCCTGTACCCCGAGGAATACGACTGGCGCCACCCCGAGCGCGCAGTGAGGTTCACCAACCCCGCACGCTGTCAGGACTTCGTTTCCCAGTGGTACGCCCGGGTATGGGTCGATCCGAGGGCTAGGTGAGCCGCCCCTCAAAGCTCACCCCCACTATGGATGATGATTGGGTCGATAAGGTAATGAACGGGTGCGCTGTAGTAATATTTGCCGCGCTGACCTCGACCGTGGTGGTTCTCTGCGTCATCCTGTGCATTTACATGGTCGCCCATTATTATGGCTAAGGTCGGACGCCCCCCCGGCTCGGGCTCCAAGTACACCATTGCACTTGGGGAGGACATTTGCAAGGAACTGTCCGAGGGTAAGCCCCTGCGCCAGATATGCAGAGAGCATGGCCTAGCATGGGCAACCATCTACAAATGGCGTGAGGTTCACCCCGCATTTGACGTAGCCATCACCCGCGCGAGGGACATGGGAATGGATGCCATCCTTGAGGACACGCTTCAGATTGCCAACACCCAAGTAGCAGCAGTCATCGAGACCACAAAAGCGAACGGCGACACCGAGACCCGCAGGGAAGATGCCCTCGGGCACCGCAAGCTCCAGATCGAGACACGGCTGAAGCTCCTAGCCAAGTGGAACCCCAAGAAGTACGGCGACAAACTGGAGCAGACGCTGATGGGCGACCCTGCGGCCCCGGTCAACCTTGTCCTGTCTGGCAGCGATGTCCGTGGCTGATTTCGTTCTCACCCCCCGCCAGCAGGAGGCGCAGGAGGTGCTGAACGGACCGGCCATGCACATCATGCTTGCCGGAGGGTCACGCAGTGGAAAAACGCTGCTGACCATACGCAAGATCGTCCAGCGTGCCTTGAAGGCCCCGAACAGCCGCCACGCGGTGCTGCGCTTCCGCCTGGGCCATGTGAAGCAATCCATCGTGCTTGATACGTTCCCGACCGTCATGCGCATGTGTTTCCCGGGCATCGACTACGACCTGAACAAATCCGACCTGTACGCCACGCTGCCGGGTAGCTCCGAGATCTGGTTCGGTGGATTGGACGACAAGGAACGGGTCGAAAAGATTCTCGGAAACGAGTATGCGAGCATCTTCCTGAACGAGTGCTCGCAGATACCGTACAACTCGCGCAACATGGCCGTCACCCGCTTGGCGCAGAAGGTATTGGACCGTGCTACCGGGTTGCCTCTGATTCTCAAGATGTACTACGACGAGAATCCACCGGACAAGGGGCACTGGACGTATCGGATGTTCAAGCTGTTCGAGGATCCCGAATCCCGCCAGCCGCTGGACCGCAACGATTACGCATTCATGCAGTTGAATCCGCGTGATAATCAGGCCAATCTGTCGCCGGATTACATAAAGACGCTGTTGGCCCTACCTGAGCGGCTGCGCAAACGGTTTTTGGATGGGGAGTTCCGGGACGCGAGCCCGAATGCGCTGTTCCATGATGAGCACATCGAGCGGTGGAGGGTACTGGATACCGCTCTGCCCGATATGCTGAGGATCGTCGTGGCCGTAGACCCAAGCGGAGCGGATGATACGGACAACATCGAGAACGACGAGATTGGGATTGTGGTTTGTGGACTGGGAATTGATGGCAATGGATACGTGCTCGAGGATCTCACCTGCAAAACAGGACCTGCAGGATGGGGAAGGGTCGCAACCCAGGCTTTTGAGCGACATCGAGCGGACCGCATTGTTGCTGAGACGAACTACGGAGGCGCAATGGTTCGGGCCGTCATCCACTCTGCTAGGCCGCGGACTCCCTTCCGTCCTGTCACGGCTTCGCGCGGGAAAGCAGTACGTGCCGAGCCCATTAGCACGCTTGTTGAGACGGGCAAAGTGAGGATGGCCGGCATCTTCCGCGAACTGGAGGATGAGTTATGCGCATTCACAACTCACGGCTACATGGGTGAGAACAGCCCAAACCGGGCCGATGCGATGATCTGGGCGTTGTCTGACCTGTTCCCTGAACTCACGGCCCCGAAGGACGATGAGAAGCCCAAACCCCCGCCAATGTTCGTCGGCCGGCGAGGCCCGAATTCCTGGATGAGATCATGAGCGCACCCTCCACCCGCACAGAAGAAGAACGCGACCGGCCTGCGGAGACTGACGAGCAGATCTGGGCGGAAGCGCGAGACCGACTGGACATCTGCGCCGAGGCTGAGTCGAGCAACCGCCCAAAGGCCAAGCGCGCGCTGATGTTCCGCGAGGGGTTCCAGTGGGAGGATGACCGGGATCACATCGACCCGGGGATCGAACTCACCATCAACCTCACCGACGCCATGTGCAAGCGCGTCGAGAACAACATCAAGCAGCAGCGGCCCCGCGGCAAGTGCCACCCAGTGGGTGAGGGCGCGGACATCGAGATCGCCGAGGTGATCAACGGCATTGGACGGCACATCGAAACCCGCTCCGAGGCGTCTGTGGCCTACGATATGGCGGCGAACCAGGCGCTGACTGGGGGATGGGGCTACTTCCGGCTGATTGCAGAGTACGTCAGCCCCAGGAGCTTCCAGAAGGATCTGCGCATTCTGCCTATCCGCAACCAGTTCACCGTCAGCATGGATCCCGCGGCGATCATGCCGCACGGGGGTGACCAGTTTTGGAACGTGATCAGCGTCCTGATGCGCCGGGATGAGTACAAGCGCCGATACCCGAACGCTGACAAGACGATGTGGGAGAGCATCGACACCGAGCAAGGCAAATGCGTGTGGCTGGACAAGGAACAGATCCGGCTGGCTGAGTATTTCCGCATTGTCGAGCGCCCTGAGAAGCTGTATTTGATCCGTGGTCAGGACGGCGAGGAGTTCACGAAGTACAAGAGCGAGTTGCCCAAGGCTGCGAACAACAAGACGATGGCCATTGATGACCTGTCGGCGCTCCTGGCCCAGCATGGCATGCAGATCGAGGGCACGCGCGATTCGGTCAAGCGGCAGGTCGAGTGGTTCCGGCTCAACGGCACCAAAGTCATGGAGCGCCAGGAGATCCCCGGCACCTACATCCCCGTGTTCCGAGTGGATGGCAACGTCACTGAGATCGACGGCAAGGTCTACAAACGCGGCATGGTCGAGTCAATGATGGACTCGGCGCGGATGGTCAACTACGGCGAAGTGGCCAAGATCAAGCGCCTGGGGCTCACTCCCAAGGCCCCGTGGGTGGCGGCAGAGGGCCAGCTCGACGGCCACCCGGAATGGGATGACGCCAACCTGAAGTCCTACTCGACGCTGACCTACAAGCCCATCGTCATTGAGACGAGTTCGGGCCCGGTCATGCCTCCCCCGCCTGCTCGGCAGCCGCCAACCCAGATCGAGCAGGGGTTCAGCGAGTTCGTGCAGGGCATGCGCAGCAATCTGATGGCTGTGGCCGGCATGCCCAACGAGCCTGGGCAGGATGAGCGTGGGCAAGTGGTGTCGGGCAAGGCCATCAAGCGCCGGCAGTGGCTTTCCGATCAGTCCCATTTCCAGTACTACGACAACGAGACCTTGGCGATCGCCCAGTGCTGGCGCGTCATGGTCGAGTGGATTCCGGTGTATTTCAGCGAGGAGCGCATGCAGCGGATCATCGGGGAGGATTCCACCCCCCAGATGGTCAAGATCAACGAGGAAACGACCGAGCAGCACCCCGAGACCGGCGAGCCGATCAAGCGCGTCAAGAACGACCTGTCGATTGGGCGATATGACGTTGTGATGGATACCGGGCCCGGGTACGAGACCAAGCGCGAGGAGGGTGCGGAAAACCTCATTGATCTGCTCAAGGTTCAGTCGCTGGCCGAGATCATCGCCAAGACGGGGCCGGATCTGGTTTTCCGCAGCATTGACCATCCGTACATGAACGAACTGGCTGACCGACTGATGGCTGCCACGCCTGAAGGCTTGGAGAAGGTCAAGGAGGGTCTGTCCAGCCAGGCCAAGGCGCTGGTGGACTACCTGAGCAAGGAGAATCAGGCGCTGAAGCAGCAGCTGCAGCAGGTGCAGGCGGATCTGAAGTACGGTATCACCAAGGAGCACCTGGCTGCGACGGTCAAGGCGCACGATGTCGAGGAAACGAACAAGACCAAGCGGATGGACGTGGAGTCGCGTGAGCGCACGCAGATCCAGACAACGGCGATGAAGATCCACGGCGAACTCGGGCGCGAGGAAATCAGCACGGCCGGCAAGTTGCTGGACACGCACGCAAAGGCGGCGCATGCCGAGGCCGCAGCCGACAAGATGATCGAAACCGGCGAGAGCGCCGAAAAGGGGAAATAAATGGCAGTCACCGTCATTGACAGCAGCAATCTGGCAGACATTCTCGCGGACGCGGGGGTCGAGCCTGATCCCACCCCAACCGTCACCGCCAAGCCTGACGATGAGGTCAAAACCGAGTCAACTGCCGAGTCAAAGGTCGAGGAAACGGCACAAGACGATGCCGATGACGAGGAGGGCGAGGACGGGCTCACACCTCGGGAGAAGCGCGACCTGTCTGCGAAGATGCTCAAAGCCGTCGGCAAGCGGGTTCGCCAGCGCAAGGCCGCGGAGGAATTCGCGGACGCCCAGTATCGGGAGAAGCAGGCAGCGGAGAGTCGGGCCGCGGACCTCGAGCGCCAGCTGAACGAGATCAAGGGCAAGAATCAGCCCGAGCAGAAGCCGAGTGGCGAGCCAAAGCGCGAGAACTTCGCCAGCGAGAACGAGTATATCGACGCCCGCATCGAGTGGAAGGCGGATCAGAAGTTCGCCCAGCGCGAACAGGAGCGGCTAGCGTCGGAGGCCGGCACCCGCATGTTCCGCCAGGTGGAGCGCGCGAAGGAACTGGTGCCCGACTTCGCCGAAGTGACATCCAAAGCATCGATCGAGGTGCCGCAGTACGTGGTCGAATACATGAGGGAATCCGACCTGTTTGCGGAACTGGGATACCACTTTGCCAAGCACCCGGAGGTTGTCAAACGGCTGTCCGCAATGGCGCCGGTAAAACAACTTGTTGAACTGGGCAAAATCGAGGGTATACTCAAGCCATTCGCATCCGCGAAAGACGACACCTCGACGGTTTCCCGCAAGGAACCGAGCACTTTGGATACGGGATTCAGCCCGAGCAAGGCCCGCAGTGATGCTCCGGTAATCCGGCCATTGACCAGCGGCGAGGGAAGCCAAGTCGAGGCAGATCCGAGCGAGATGAACACTCGCGAGATGATCAACGCCTGGCAACGGACCAACAAGGTCCAGCTGAACCGTCGTAAACGTCACTGACCGTCCGAGTTGCACCTGCGGAATCGTGTTTCCGCTGCCCCTAGGGGCTAAGGTGCTATCTTGGCGAATCAACTCCTCACGATCTCGATGATCACGAACCGGGCGCTCCCGGTTCTCGCAAACCTGTGTGTCGTCACCGACAAGTTCAACCGTCAGTACGACAAAGAATTCGGCCAGAAGGGTCGCAAAATCGGGGCAACGGCCAATGTGCGCCTGCCGCCGCGCTACCTGGGTACGTTCGGGCCTGGCCTGAACGTAGAACCGAGCACAGAAAATTACGTGCCGGTGAACGTCTTGTACCAATTCCACGTAGATATGCAGTTCAACACCGTGAACATGTTGCTGGATATCGATGACTTTGAGTGGCGATTCCTGCACCCAGCATGCGTGGCTGTTGCCAACCGGGTTGACTCGGACGGCGCCTACTTCGCGATGCAGAACACTGCGAACCGCGTGGGCACCCCGGGGACTCCCCCGACCTCGTTCCGCAACTTCAGTGATGCGCGGGCGATTCTTGTCTCCGAGGGCATGCCCAAGGGTATGCTGCCCACTTCGATCCTGCACCCGCTGGCGATGTCGAGCATGGCAGACTCGCTGAAGGGCCTGTTCAACCCGCAGGCTCAGATCAGCGAGTTGTTCGAGACCGGCATGGTGGCTGCCAAGACGGCAGGCGCAGACTGGTTCGAGGATCCGAACATTGCCAACTACACCACGGGCACCCTGACGGGCACTCCGGTGCTGGCGGGCATCACTTCGGCAGTCGGTGGCTCCGCGATCCTGACCAGCGGCTGGGCGCAGACGGGCGTGTTCAACCTGCAGGGGTTGACCAATACCGCGGCTCAGCTGTACGTCGGCGACACCATCCAGATCGCCGGTCTGTACCCCACGAACCCGCAGAACCGCAACCGCTACGGCAACACGCTGAAGCAATTCGTGGTGCTGCCTCCGGGCGGCTATGCGCAGATCGTCGGTGCAGCTGCTCCTGGTGGCCCGCAGTTCGCTTCTGCGACGCTTGCGGCTGGTACGTTCAACGCGACCACGGGTCTGTACACCTCCTCTGGATCGGGCACTCTGTCCGTGACCGTGGGCGAAGTGGCGATCACGGGTGGCCAGTTCCAGAACGTCGCGGCGACTTCGGCCTGGACGGGAACGCCGGCGGTGACGGTGAACGGTGGTGCGGCCTCGGGTACGTCGAGCACCGAGAACCTGTACTTCCACCGCGATGCCTTCGCGCTGGCCTTCGTGGATCTGCCGCTGCCGCGAACTGCGGTTGAAGCGAGCCGAGCCTACGACGAGGACTTGGGTATCTCGATTCGGATCGCAACGCAGTACACCATCAACAATGATGCGGAGCCGACGCGCTTGGACATTGCCTACGGTTTTGCATCGCTGTACCGGCCGTTGTCGGCTCGGGTTTCTGGTTAAGGAGCAGACATGGCATTCCCTTCGACTACCAATTTGACCGGCGTCAACCCGGGCCCCAACGATGCGGTGCTGCCCGATACGGTGCAGCTGCCTGTCGGCAACCTGATCAAGGTCGGCACGTTCAACATCGCACTGACCCCGGCCGCTCTTGCCACGGGCCCGTCGATTGCCGAGCAGACCTTTGTCGGCACCGCGGCGACTGCGAGCACGACCCAGTACTATCCAACCATCGGACTGCTGACCACGGACGTGGTTGTGGTGACGAAGGCAGGCGCTCAAACTGCTGCGGTCGGCATGCTGGATGCGCGGGTGAGCGCGACGGATACGCTGGCGATCAAGTTCCTGGCTACCGCGGGCACTCCGACGCCGGCTGCGGGCACCACGGCGTCTCCGTACACCGTGACCGTGTTCCGCGTGCAACCGAACTGGTCGCAGCCTGCGTCCGGTAGCCAGCTCGACTGGTAAGGGGAAACCATGCCCTCAAACGCTCGAGTTGCATACGGCAACGAGGTCTACGACACCATCATCGCGCCGACTTCGCAGGCCGGTGCGGTGCCGGGGACTCTCGTCTGGTCAACTGCGACCGGAACAAACCAGACTGTCGAGGTCACTGCGACCGTCCCAGGCCTGGCTTTGAGCGACGCGATTGACATCTATCTGAACACGGGGCCGATGACGACCGGGTTGACGATTGCGAATGTCCGTGTGAGCGCGCCCAACACGCTCGCGGTGACGTGGGTAGTCGTTGGGACTGCAATCGCGTTCCCGACGACGGGATGGATCGCCAACGTCACGCGGCCTGAGTTCAACGTGACTCTGCCTCCGAACATGGTGTAAGCAGTGTCACAAGCACTGAATCACGATCTTCCGAGCATTCTGGCGGTTTCGCTGACGACCTCCAGCACGGCGGTCAACAGCGGCTTCCAGACCAATGCGGACAAGCGCGGGATCAAACTGTACGTCACCTCGTCACAGGCGAGTGCGGGCAGTTTCATCGTCACTATCCAAGGCATCTACAACGGCGTGGCAGTCACTGTGCTGGCGTCGGCTGCGATCAGCACGGCAACGACCAACGTCTACACCGTCTACCCGGGTCTTACCGCGGCGGCGAACAGCGTGGCCAATGACGTTCTACCGCGGCAATGGCAGGTCACTTTGACCCCGACGGGGTTCACCGGCGTCGTCAACGTCGGCGCTTGCCTTATCGTGTGACGCCATGGGCCTGTACACGGCCCCCGGGTACGTCGTCCCCGGCTACATCAACGACGGACCTATGCCGAGCATGCCTAACGTGGTTGGGGTCAACTGGCAGCAGGCGACCGGCTATCTGATCCAAGCGGGGGTTACGCCGAACAACGCGCTCCTGCCAGGCGCCGCGTATGTGAACGTGGGGTACTTCGATGTGTGGCCGGTGTACGTCAACTGGATCAGCAACAGCGGGCAACCTCCGGGGATTGTGATTGCTCAGTCCCCGGCGTATGGGACGCAAGTGGCCTTCGATTCAGTCGTAACTCTGACAGTTGCCAACTACCCAATGGGAGTGGCTGACCTGTATTCCGCAGGGGGGAATTCGTAATGCCAACGTCGGCACCCGTCACCACTCTTGCCTCGAACGGAGGTTCCCCGTTGTCGCATGATCAGATGGATGCAAACTGGTTGAGCCTGCAAAACGCTGCACAGTTGGCGGCGAGTTCTACCGATCTTGCGGCATCAGCACAATCGACCATCAACGCCGTGGCCACATCCATCACCTCGGCGAGTACGGCTGCTACGAACCGAGCAAACCACACTGGGTTCGATTCGCCGAATCTGGTCTCGCAAACGCTGACAAATCGCACGCTCGTGCTGGCGGATTTCACAGAGGCCAGCTGCATTGAAACGAACCTGCCAACTGCCAATACGGTCACGCTGCCGCTGGCAAGCGCAGTTCCGGTGCCGCAGAACGCCCGAGCCTACGTGGCGCAGATGGGCCTGGGAGCCACGACCTTGGTTGCCCCAAGCGGCGTGACACTCATTGCGCCCTACGGATATTCGTTGCAACTTGCCGGCCAGGGATGTGAGGTCTGTATCCGAAATCGCGGGACCAATAGTTTCGTCGTTGGTCCTGCATCGTCATTGCTGACGACCGTGCAGGCAGGAGGCGGCACGGGGGGTCCTGTAGCGCCGGTCAACACCGTTGCGGCGTCCATTGCCGGGACGTCCACGGCAGGATCGACCCTCACCCGGACTGCGGGTACTTGGACGGGCTCGCCGTCGATTACCGGGCAGTGGTATGCAAACGGTCTGGCTATTGCTGGTGCCACGGGGACGACGTATGTGACCCTCACGGGACAGGTCGGCCAGAACATCACGTATCAGGAGACGGGCGCCGTCACGGGGCTCTCTCCGGTTGTCGGCATCCTGTCGAATGCCATCACCGTGACGGCGGTGGCAGCATCGGCACCAACGAACTCAGCCGCTCCACCTGTCACGGGAACATTCGCGGTCGGAAACTCGCTGACGATAGGCTCGGGGGTCTGGACAGGCTCGCCGACCTCCTATACGTACACCATCTACCTGAACGGGGTGCTGCAGAGCACGGTGGGCCCAACCGCATCGACCAGCACGACATTTGCGCTCACGACCGCGGCGAGCGGTGCAGCCTTCCAGGCATTTGTCACGGCGACTAACGGGACCGGGACATCTGCTGCGGCCCCGTCCGTCGTGTACAACATCCCTGGTGCCGCTCCGGTGATTTCGAACAGTGGTGCGAGCGCGCCGGCCTGGTACGACACGACCAATGCTTTCGCGTTCCTGACCGGCGACACGATCGCGTGCGACACGGGTGCGTGGGCGAACAACCCGACTTTCATCCTGGTGATCACCCGCACCAACCCGCTGACAAACGTGCAGACGGTCGTACAGAACAGCAGCACGCTGACCTACACGCTGCAAGGCGCGGACGCGGGCTGCATCATCTCTGGCGTGCTGACTGGCACGACCACTGGAGGCTCGAACAGTCAGGGGGTGCCAGGATTCATGTGTACCAGCAGCGCATCGCTGCCGGTGAACACGGTGCTTCCAGTGATCAGCGGGACCGGGGCTGTCGGCCAGGTGCTGACCGTCACGAGCAACGGCACCTGGAGCCCGAGCGGTTCGTTCACCTACCAGTGGAACAGCAACGGCACCCCGATCTCGGGCGCGACCGGTTCGACGTACACGATCGGAGCGCCGTACGCAGGGACGAACATCACCTGCACGGTGGACTGCACGAACGCCGGCCTCAGTGCGTTCGCGACTTCGAACACCATCGCGGTGTCGGGCGCTGGTGGCGGCAGCATCAGCATCAGCAACAACGCTGGGGCTGGTGGCATCAACCTGACGACCGAAGGCACGATTGGCTGGGTTGCCTACCCTGGCAACGGCAGCACGACGCCGGTCGTCATGTCCGGTGGCGCGAGCATCACGGTCAACGATGTCGGTTCCAGCCTGCCGCTGGTCGGGACGACTGCCTATGACTACACCCAGTTCTCGTGGTCGAACGGCGTCTCCCCGGCGTCGGGCAGCGGCCTGTATGGAGTCGGCACGAGCTGGGGTGCGGCGACCGGAACGGGTCGCACCTGGCAGACCCCGCTCAACGGCACAGCCACCCGCGTCGTGAACCTGTATTGCGCTCTGTACAACCAGGGTGTGACGATCACCGTCACCCTGAGCGACAGCAGCGCCTCACCCGTGACGCAGACCTTCTACTCAGCGGCCAATTCGTCGAATACGAACATCCAGTTCCAGGTCTCCGCGAACGCCGGCACTACTGGCCAGACCATGACGATCTCGGCCACGACGAACCAAGGTGCTTTGGGTGCTGGCCTTGTCGACTTCATTGCATTGGACGTTCCATCGTGAAAAAACTTCTGACCATCCTTCTGTCGCTGCTGGTGTGCGCCAGCGCTATGGCTACCGAATCCAGCGGGTCGCTTGTCACGGCGACGTTCACTGGCGTGAGTGCTACTTCCGGCACTGTGTTGAACAACCCGTACCGCGGAATCCTCACGCAGTCCACGGGATGCTGCGGCACCAACAACTCGATGATGCAAGCCGTTCAGACCTACTCGATCAGCTCGGGCGATTCGGTCAACGGGGGTCGAGGGCTGCTCTGCACTGCGGACCTGCAGCCCTACATCGGTGGCCACATCCCCACTTCGGCGCTTTCGAACCT